CCGGCTCAGCAGCGGCGTACTGAGGATGTCCGTAACGGATTGGCGTAGATGCTCGATACCGGAGATGGGCTGCCCGGTGTGGCGATCCATTCCGATCATCGGGATTACTCCTTGAGCTGCTCGAACTCGGCATGGGCCTTGAGGTATTTCAGCGCCAGGTCATCCGTGGTGCTGACCGCGATCACACCCTTCGCCACGGCCAGCGTGCGGTCATCCGGCAGGATCAGCGTGCGGGAGGTGTAGAGGGTGTCGCGAAAGGTCGTGGTCGATGCCGCCGACGTCGGCTGGATGACGGTCTCCGGCTCCAGCACCGACTGTTCTTCTTGCGGTTTGGCCATGATTGCTCCGGGTATAAAAAAGCCCGCACATGGCGGGCTGGGTCAATGGGGCTCGCTAGTGCGAGTGGTGGTTGCTATTGCCGGCGGTATCGAGAATCGCCCCGTCGCTGGTGATGTTCTGCGTGGCGTGCAGCGTGCCGTCGATGTTGACCGGCCCCTTGATGTTCACGCTCGCCTCCAGGTTGATCGTGCTGGACTTCACCGTCACGGTGCTGTCGGTCACCTCGGCCTGGGTCGCCCCTACCTTGATCGTGACCGTGCCACTGGGCAGGCTGATGGTGTAGCTCTTGGCCTGCCAGTCGTAGACCAGCGAGCCGCCATCGTCGAAGCGCCAGACTTCCACATGATCGCGGTTGTCCGGTGGCGGGCCACCGTTACCGTACAGGCCAGGGATGAACGTGCCCTGTGCCACCTCGCCGCTGGCACTGATCAGGGTGCCTTGCTCGTTGATGCTCGGCGCTCGCCAGTGCCGCGCCTTGCCGGCGGCGACGCTGTGCCAGCGCACCCAGCCGCTGACCCATTCACCGTCAGAAACACGACACACCGGTGGAGATGCGGCGAGATCGATCGCCACCACGTAGCAGCCCTTGACCAGGCCGGCGAGCATGCGGTCGTGCTGCGCAGCCACATAACCGGCGCTCATGGCAATTGCTCCGGACGGAACGGGCCGTCGCCCGGTTCGATGTTCAGCACCAGGGTACCCGGTGGCTGATCCGGCCACGGCCACTGGGCTTCGCCGAGGTAGATCTGCTGCGTCCATTCCACAACCCAGACCGCGTAGCCGTCCAGTTCGGGCTTGGTCCAATCCAGCATGGCCTGGACGAATTCGGCCGGCTCGACCGCTACGCCCCAAGACTGCATACGCAACAGTACGGCGAGCTGTCCGGCGAGAAACGCTGCCTGCTGGTGGTGGTCCGGCTGGATCGGGTCGGTGATCACCCGCGCTTCGAACTTGCACGCCAGCCCCGTTTCACCGGTGCCCGGGTCTTGCCCCGGCTCCATTTCCGCCAGCTCGATGAACACCGCCGGCAGACGGATTCGATCTTCGATGTTCGGCCACATGGCCACCGTGTGCACACCGGGCAGATGCGCCTGAATGTGCTGCTCGATGGATTGGTAAAGCTGCTCAAGACTGAACGGGACTTCTGATTCGTCCGTCACGTTATTTCCCCTTCAAGTACTTCTGCAGTTCAAAGTTCAGTTCCTGCTGCAACACATGCACCAGGTGTTCATCGGCCTTGCGTACCCAGCTTTCGAAATGCGGCCGGGCCTGCTCAAGGGAGACCTTGGCCTTGGCCAACGGAAAACGGCTGCCGTGCTCGGCGATCCAGCCCGAACTCGCCCCACCGGCGGCGCTGACGTCGCTGTCGGGGTAATCGGCGGAGTTGAAATGCTTGCTGGCCGTGCGGATCCAGACGTCCGCGCTGTTGCCGTAGACCTTCTTGAAGAACGCCCCCTGAAAGCGTCGACCTGCCACCGACACACCGGACCGACTCTGCCGTGGACGACCGATGCGGCTGGCCTCAATCGCGTTGAGGCCGAACCACAATTTCCCGCTGCTGGCACCGCCGTTGACCGGGTAGGCGCGCAAGCGTTGCCGCACGGCCGCGACCGCGATGCGCTCCTGCCGGCCGACGGCGCGGGCGATGTTGGAGCTGAGCCAACGCAAGGTCTTGTTGATCGCCCTCCGTTGGGCGTTGGCGGCTGCCTTGGGCACCACGGCGGCGAAGTCCTGAAAGGCTTTCAGGTCTGCCGCCGAGGTCTGCAGGGAAATCATTCCGCCGCTGGCCGAGGGTTTGAAGTAGCTGCCGACGCTCATGGCCGCTTCCTTAAAATCAGGGCAACCAGACCGTCACCGCCCGGTTCCAGTTGAAACAGGTCATAGTCACCGCCACCATCCAGCTCTGGCAGATCCACGCTGACCAGCAGTCCCTTTTTCAGCCCGTACGAATCGCTGACCCGAATCTCGAACCGGGGCTCTCGCAGCCCCGTGTTGAGCGTGCCCATCTTCGGCTGCAACCAGGGCGCCGAGAACATGCCCAACACAGGTTCTTCCCGGCCTTCGATCCGCGCCGAATCGCCCAGAGTTTCGAACACCACTGCGTCGACCTCGGCGATCAGATCGCGAAAGCCCATGGTCAGAGCTCCAGGAGAATCTGCGCCATTGGTCGGGTGCACAGGTGCAACGGGTTGGACTGGGCTTCACCGGACATGCCTTTGTTGAACGGCATCGGTTCGATCTTGCTGTAATACGGCACACCTTCGGTGTTGACCGTTTCCATGTAGTCCGCCGGGGCAAACACCGAGATGTACAGATCCGGCACACCCTCGGGAATCAGCAGGGCCTTGTCGTCGTGGACGAAAGAGACGCCCGCAATCTTGCCGCGATAACGCTCCCAGACGATGCCGCCGAACTCGAAGCTTTCGCGGGCATCGCCGCGCAGTGCCGCCGCCTGTTGGGTATTGAGAAACGTCTCTTTAACCTTTTCGTGAGTGATCAGCTTGTTCCAGAAATGCTTGCCACAGAACGCACGGGATCCGCTGCTGGTAATGCAGCCCAGTTGCTCCTCCTGCAGGTCAAGGGCTTCACCGCATTGGACGCGGATCTCGGTATCGGGACTGTTGAGCCCCATAGACATCTTCTTGCGGGTCACTCCGAAGGTCTTGTAAAGGTCCAGCAATACCGTTTTGCCGTCTGCATCGAGGATCTGGCCATTCAACGCACCCATGCGCTGAAACTCGTGAGTAACGTCCAGCTGTCGACGACACTTGGCCAGGCGCTTGTTGACAACGTCCTGCACGGCCTGCAACTCGGAGCGCGTACCAAACGCACGGATGCCTTGAATCTCATCCGCCTTGATCGCAAAGCGCTGCGGCAGGTGCACGGTATTGAACGGAATCAGGTTGCGCTTGGGGCCAGCCACCACCAGACCGGATGTGCCGCGCTCCCCTGCAGGCACCAGGGCCAGGGTGTCGCCATCTTTTTCTATCTGCACTGTCAGGGTGGTGATGCCCTCTTCCTGGAACAAACCGAGGCTGCTGATGCGGCCTGGCAAGTATTCCTGTTCGTTGATGGCGGCGGTCAGCGAAGAGACCGAAAACGCGTCATCGTTAAAGATTTCAATGTCAGCCATGAAGCTATCTCCAGAAAGCAAAAAACCCGCATTCGGCGGGTTCGGTAATCAGGGTGATCGTTTTAGCGGACGATCAGGAAATGGGTGGCCAGCGCCTTTTCAGCAGCCGGATCCAGACCGGTGAGATGGACTTCGCTGACCTCGGCCAAGCGCACCACGGCACGGCCGCGACGGACCACATCGGATTCGCCCAATGGGCCGTAGAGAATGGCGATAGCGTTTTCGCTGCCGTCTTCGGCGGTCGGTTTGTATGGGGCGAACTCGCCGGTCGCACTCACCAGGCCGAGGATCTGCCCCGGCTCCAGTGCCGGCCCTGCCGCGACGTTGATGGCTTCGCGGGAAATGGTTCCGGCGGCCTCGGACAGGAGGAATTCACCTGCGTGCATCGGCTCTCGTTGAATCGTCATCGTCTTGCTCCTGTAGCAGATTGGGGTTTAGCGGTGCGCGCGGCTTGGCGTGCAGACCAGATAGAGGGTTGATCGATTTGCTTGGCCTTTACTCTCGGCGGTGGGTCTTCGTCCAGCAGCAGACTGTTGTCGATTTCGAAGCCCTTGCCGCTGCCCACGATCTTGTCGAACAACCGCGCCCGGACCGCCGCTGCATCCAGACCGGCCGCGACGAACTCGACACTGAATTCTGGCAGCCGTGCGGCCACACACAGGTCATTCACCGCCTTGGCGCGTGTCAGCCCTGCCTGAACGATCTCCTCGCTTTCGAGGTTGGTCGAACTGAGCAACGGCGCCACCAGGTTGCTGATACCCGCTTCGGCGCAACGCTGGGTGATCATCAGCGCCAATTTGGCTGCATCGACTACCGGCGGCGTCGGAGGCGGATTGTCTGGCTCCAGTTCCGGGGCCGGTTCCGGTGGTTCGTCGAGCTGGGCCAGCAGTTCGGCCGGTGCGCGCTGGTAACGCTGCAGCACACCACCTTGACCGAGACAGGCCTTGACCTTGATCCCGTCCCCAACCTCATCGGCCAGCCCCAACGCCACCGCCTCATTAGCGGTGAGCCAGGTTTCAGCGGCGACCAACCGGCGCAACTCGACCTCATCGATGTCCGGCGCCTTCGCCTTGTAGGCCGCGATGATCGCTTCCATAGTCTGGTCGAGAACGTCGGCCACCTTGCGGAAGTCTTCGGCGTCTCCTGCCGCATAGGTCCATGGGTTGTGAATCATCAGCATGGCGTTGGCCGCGATCACGACCTTGTGAGCGCCGCACACCGCGACGCTGGCTGCACTGGCGGCTAATGCATCGATTCGACCAGTGCAACGCTCGCCCAGACGCGACAACGCGTTGTGCATGGCCAACCCGTCAAACAGGTCGCCACCGATGCTGTTGAATGCCGCGATCACCTCCGAGACGCCATCGTCCATGGCGCGCAGATCCTGCACGAACTGATTGGCAGTAATGCCCCAGGCGCCGATCTCGCCGTAGACGAACACCTCGATCACTCGCTCGGCGGCCTCGCCGCTGGCTTGCAGGGCGTACCAGGTTTTGTCCTGCACCTGGACCTGCTGGCCGGCCCGGTTGTAAATGCGCGGTCGCGCGTTCTTGCTCATGGTTGCTCCTTGTCATCGAGCTGCTCGACGGCTTCAAGGGTTGTGTAGTTGAGGCCCAACTTCGTGGCCCGGGCCAGGTCGGCGGCGTTTTCCGCGTCGACCGTTTCCGCGTCGTAGCCGGTGCGCAGGACCATCTCGCTACGCGAGGCAAAGCCCGCCTGCACTTCCATGCGCCGGGCCTGTACGTCCTGCACCGGTTGGATGTAGGCCCAACCTTGCGGCACCCACCGTGTGCGCAGGTATTCGCGGCGACGCTGTGCGTAGTCCTCCAGCACCAGGGCACCCGACAACACCGCCATGTCCATCCACGCGGCCCGGACCGGGCGGCAGAGCTGATGGACGTATACGCTGAATTGCAGTTGCTCCAGGCGACGCCGGAACTCGTTGAGCACCACACGCAGCGCCCTATCGTTGACCTCGCGCATGTCGCCCGTGAGGATCTCGTAGGGCGTACCCGTTCCCGCCGCCGCAGCCATCAACTGCTGCCGCATAAAGTCCGGGTAGTTGTTGCCGGCGTCCGGCGGTTTGGAGAACTCGACCTCTTCACCCGGCCCCAGCTCCTGCATCGTGCCGGGCTCCAGCGCCACCATCGGCGTGAAGCTGTCACGGTCCAGGCTCAACGGCTCGCCGGTGACCGGGTCTCTCGGCATCGGTCCAGAGTCCGGCGCCGGCCGACTGATGAAACCGGCAAACAGGTTGGCCACCTCCTGACGGAACAGCACCGCGTCGTCGTAGTTGTCGAGACTGCGCAGGCGCTTGAGCACGGGCGACAATCGAGGCACGCCGCGTAGCTGGCCCGGTTCGACCGGCTCAAAGATGTGCAGCACCTGAGCGGCCGGCACCCGCACCAACTGGTTGTAGCCGGCGTTCAGCGACGATGCATCACGCGGATGCGACAGGTACATCCAGTACGCTTCTCGTTTGCCGCCTGGGGTGAACTCGATCCCGGCACGGATGATGTTGCCGTTTTTGGTGGTCTCGTACTTGTCGTGCGGGACGAACTCCGGTGCCAGCGCCTGAATCTGCAACGGCACGGCCAGCCCCTCGTCCAGGCTGCGCGGTCGCAGACGGACAAAGCACTCGCCCGAGGTTTCGACCGTGCGGGCAATCAGTGCCTGCTGGCCGTAGAAGTCAGTACGCTCATCGGCGTCCGACTCATCGACCCAGTCCTCCCAGAGCTCCTGCAGCAATTTGCGCAGGGCTTCGTCGTCGGTCTTGGGCCGTGGCGTGATGCCGGTGCCGATCAGGTTGCTGACCCGCTTGTCGATCACGTTGTAGGCATACGGGTCGTTGCGAACCGCCGCCCGCGAGCGAGAACGCAGGTTGCGCAGTGCCGGGGTGTTGATGCTGTTGATCCCATTGTCGGGAGCATCCCAGCCAGTGGATCGGCGGCCCTCCCCAGCGCCCTCGTAACTGGCCTTGATGTTCGACGGCAGCAAGAATCCGTTACGGGTCAGCGTCGGATAGTGGCGGGCCATTAGATTCCTTTGCCTCCGTGGTACAGCCGAACCACGCGAGAGCGTGGCCCGGCCGCGCTGAGTAGCGACGTGCGGATTTCTTCGCGAGCCTTGAGCAGCTCATCGACGGTGCGGTACTCAACGGTACGGTCGGTGTAGCGCACGGTTTTCTCACCGCGAGCGATGGCCGCCTCAACCGCGTCGAGGTGCTTCTGGGTAAATGACATATCAGCGTCTCTTCAGGTAACCGCTGCTGGAGCTGCGGCGTTGAGGTGGCGGTGCTGCCGGTCGCGATTGCACGACCGGAGCGGCGGGTTGCGGTGCCTGTTGTGGTGCGGCAACGGGCGCTGCTGGCACCGGGTTACTGACGCGTTCGCCTTGCACGGGCTTGATGCCCAATGCTTCGTCGAACAGTCCTGACTGCGCCAAGGCCTGACGCACCCGCTCCCAGTCGTGTTCCTTGTAGCGGTTGAGGCCCAGGTAGTGCGCCATGGCCAGGCAGTACACCATCAGGTCGAGCGCTTCGTTACGCTCAGCCTTACCCTTGACCCATTCGATGCGTTTGTGGCCCCGGATGTAGCGGGCGACCTTGCGCTCCGCGACACACTGATCGAAGAAGTCGTCCGGCAGGTCATTGGCAAAGTGCAATGCACCCGGTCCCGACTCGAATGGGTAACGGTTGTAGATCCAGTCCTTGGCCGTGTCGGTACCGACGAACCACAGCTCCGCGCCGTTGCGTTCGGTTTGCCCTTTCCACGTCACGTCCACCATCGACGGTCGCTGTGCGATCACTGGCTTACCAGGCTTGCTCGCACCCTTGATGGCGAACACGTTTCGCCAGCGACGCACCCGGCAGAATTGGTAGACCTCATCGGTGTGGTGACCACCGGAGTCGACGGCCACCGCAAGAATGCCCAGGCCGACACCGCAGGGATGGCGATATTTGGCCTTGAGCAATTCGTCCAGCGCGGCCCAGGTGCGCTCGTCGGCGGGATCACCCGACACCACTTGGTAGTCGATGACCCAGCGCTCCATGCCGACACCCCAGCCCATAGCCATGAACTCCAGGCGGTTGGCCTGAACGTCGACGGCACCGGTGATCATCAGTACCGCTGCCGGCATCGAGCCGAGGCTGAAACCTTCCAATCTCGCCCTTTGTCTCAGCACATCGGCTTTGGTTTGCTCCTGAGCAGCGTCCCAGACCTTCGCCAGACGGGTGTTGTAGAACACCTGCATCGGCTCCAGATCACCTTTGGCCTGGGCCTTCTTGGCCTTTTCAAATTGCTTGGCCAGTGACTTCCAGTCCATCCAGCCCAGCGGCGAGTACAGCGCGTTGAGGTGGAAGCCGACCGTCTCGCCGTCACCCTCGGCATGGGCACGCCATTCGCCGTTAGCGAGCATCTCCCCCTTGTGGTACTCCTCGATCAGCACGTCACATTCAGGCCCGGCACACTGGTAATGCACCACGCTGAAGTCCTTCGAGTAGTGCAGTCGTTCCCACTCCAGGGTCTGCATGTGCCCGCAGGTTGGGCAAGGCACGTAGTAATGACGCTGGTCACTGCCGTCGAACAGGTCGGAGATCCGCGAGGCGCCTTTGATCGTCGGCGAGCTGGAGAAGTAGAACTTCGCGTTGCGACCGAAGGTACTGCCCCGGGTTTCCGCCAGCTCGATGGGATCGCCCTCCTCGCCAATGTCCACTTCCCAGCGGTCGATCTCGTCGCCGTACACGTAGCGCGCCGACAACTCCGAGAGGTTGGCCGCCGAGCCGGCGGTGGTGACGTACAACGTCCCACCCTCGAACTCCTTGGTGTCCATGGTGTTACGCGAATCCCGCGAGCGGTTGGCCGCCACTCGCTCCCGCAGCACCGGTGTCGCCTTGATCGTTTTGCCGATCCGCGACGACACCCGTTTGGCCAGGCCAAGACTTGGCAGCAGCGCCAGGATGTTCGACGGCGCCATATGCATCAGGCCGCCGATCCAGTTCAGACCGATCTGCGTTTTCATCAGCTGCGACGCGACCATGGTGATCACGCGCTTGCAGGGGTGAGCCGGCGACAGACAGCGCATGGGCTCGCGGGCATACGGTGTACGCGAGGTGCGGTACTGGCCCGGCTCAGCGGCGCCGGTATCACGCGGAATCCGCATGTACTCGTCGGCCCACTGATCGATCCACACATCCGGGTCGGGCCGTAGCCCGCGGAAATACGCCTCGCGGTACACCTCTGCACCGTCAGGAATTTCCGTGGGCATGGGCTTAACTCGTGGTCAGTGCGTGTTCAAGATCCGCTGAAGACATGCGTTCGGCGTCCTCCAGCGAGCGACGGATTGCCGCCGTGAGGTGTTTTTCGATTTCCCAAGGATCCGTCATGGACGCCAGTTCGGGTGCCAGCTGCGGCGGCATGCCCAGCAGTTGATCGCGCAGCATGCGGCCGGCGTTGTAGGCGCCGGTCTGAACCGCCGACATGGCCACCAGTGAGCCCTTGGCCTTGTGCAGCTCGATCTCGGCGAGCTGTGCCAGGTTGTGTTCGCGCAGTGCGCGGGCCTTCTGGAAGTCGGGCAGCTGCCCCGCAGGGGTGATCGCGGGCGGCGGCGCAGCCATTGAAGTCGGTTCGACCTGGCTGGATAGCTGGCTGTACACGTCACGCTGAAGCCGGTCTTGGTGGTGTCGATCAGCGACGGCGGCCTTGCTGGGGTCAGCGGTGTCGCGAATCAACGCTTCGCTGGCCAGCACGTCGACCTGTTTGCCATCGGCGGTCAGCACCAGACGGTCGTTGTTTTTCAACCAGGTGATGTAGCTGGGCGCCCTGCCGATCCGAGCCGCGAAGGCGCTCTTTGACAGGTATATTGGTTCTGTCATAAGCCCTCCTTTTCAACGGCTTTTCAATGGAACCTTTCAATTTCAATGGATTGAATTTCAGTAAGCTGGCAACCCTGCCGCTAACACTTTCCCGCGGGTTTCCGACCCCGTGTCCTTCGAATACCCTCAGGGTCCCCGCCGGTTCCGGTGCCCCGGTTCGGTGCATCACCCCTGTTCACCCCCGGCGGGCGGGACTTCGCAGACGCCCAACCGCTTGGCCGCCCAGCGTTCGTACAAGCCGATGGCAACGTCCGCGCCGGCCATCGCTGTGAGGCACCCCAAGGCGCCTGCCGTCCAAATCGACATACCGGCGGCGATCATCAGCATCATTGCCGACACGCCGCAAACAATGCAGGCACCGGAGCGCAGCGCCAATCGGCGCAACAACACCCAACCGCGCGCGCCGTCTTTATCCGCTCGCCACATTTCACCCGAAACGCCGCCGACCAACGCCAGGACGATCACTAACCAAATCGGCATCTCTGCCAAGGCTTGCTGTTCATTTGTCATTCGTTCATATCCATTGGGTGGCTCTTACAGGAGCAATGGGCAAGAAGGTTCTGCAGTGATAGTGTCGAACTGCAATCATCGAGAACGGCTTGGAGGCCATATGCAATTCGCCGTGTACATCTCTTACCTGAACCTCCATTGCAAACCTCCGTCGGGTAACCAGATCGGTATCTCTAAAGGAATACGCTATGCAAGCAAAACCTCTGAAAGCACTTATCGCCGAATACGGTGTTTCATTTGACGCCAGTACCATCATGAATGCCCTGCTAAAAGCCGGGCATGCGGAAAACTTCGAATATGCGAGCACTACAGGTAGTGGCGCGATGAAGTCATTCAAGAAACTAACCAGTACTGGCGAGAAGTTCGGAATCAACAAGCCCGCAATGCATCCGTTTAAAACAGAGGCAAGGTTCTACGATGAAACCTTTCCTGAAATGCTTGGCGTCGTGATTAAGCAATTGAGCAAAGAGGTTAGTGATCTGTAAAGATTCGGGTCGGATCTGGCTGCCTCCGAGGTTGAATTCGTGGCTGCCAGATCAAACCCAAGGAATCCCCGAAAAAGAAAACCCCGCCGGGGGGCAGGGTTTCAATGTCATGACCAGAGTCAGGACGGAGTGCACAGCACGTGCTCAGGGAGCGCCGAGGCGCAAATTTCATATCGTGGCCACTTTTTACCCCCCTCCGGAAAAACCGAAAAGGGGTGATTTTCGGTAGGTCAGCAAACGACATGAATACGACCACAATACGACCACAATACGACAAAGCCCCCCGACGAACGGTAGTTAGTAGGCCCGAGCACGCTTGCTTGTTGATGCTCGGGTTAAGTTGGTATCAAGCGCACCGCTGCGTCGATCAAGTCCCCGGGTCGTAGCACTGCGAACCGTGAGGATGAGTTGCACCTGCTGATGCAAACGATGAACCCAATTCCTGTAAGTCCGGTCTGCATGCTCGGCGAGTTGTAACAAACGCATCTGTTCACGCACTGTCATCGGCGGCTGCGCCAGATAACGATTGCGAGCCAGGACAGCCAACTGAGCGCCTTTTTCCGACTGACGCTCAAGCTGCGCAACTGCGGCGGCGACCTCGGTACTGGCGTGATCCATACCACCACCGGCCGACATCATGAGGTCGCGCGATCCAGGCGTGCCACGTGGAGCGCATCCACCGTACTGCATGATTGTCGCCATTGGACTTCCCAAACCACCCCCGTCGCCGACCCGACAGTGCTGGGTGCCCCAATGCTGCATCAATGCTTCAATTTCCTCGATCATCGTCCCTTCCCCCGAAAAACCGAACCCAACACAGAAAAACCGCTACCCAACACAAACCCAACACAAATAAATTCCTTTAAAATCAATACTCTTATCAATTTTGAGTTGGGTGTGTTGGGTTTGTTGGGTTTTTCTGTCCTCGCATAAGGAAAAATTCTTACCGTTGTTTTCAGTGCAAATAACGTCACGCATGCGCGCACGCGACGCCAAACCCAACACACCCAGCACAACAGCCGGAAACCCGCGCAAATAAAGGACTGAAACTGTGTTGGGTAGCCAAAACCAACCCGACACACACCCGACACACCCAACACACTTTTGGGTGTAGTCATGCTGCTGCCGCCTTGATGTGGTCCCAGCTATCCACATTCCAGCCCGCCAGCTTCGCCTTTGCTCGCCAGGCGACGACCATCGCGCCAAGCTCGGCCGACTTCAGGGATGGGGGCGGGGAAGCATCCTGATCAACGGGAAAGAAGAACGCACCAAACTTGCGATTGCTGCCATCGGTCCAGGGTATCGAACGCGTCTTTTCCACTTCGGAATTAATGAACAGAGAGAATTTCGTCTGACTCATCACGTGTTCCTTGTTGCGCTGGCACCACTCCAGGAACAGCGAGTAAAGGTCAGTGGAAAGGCACGGCCCCCAGAGCCCCTGACCCAATTCGCTGTATTTCCACAGGTGTAGGAATGTCTGCCAGCCGGCCCGACTCAGGGCTACCAGCCGCTCACGTGCATCAGTGGATGGCGGGCGCGTTCGCTGATTGAAGTCGCCCAAATCAACCGACAATAGCCAGCCGTAAAGGGCAGCGACGCCACCCTGCTCCAACTCCTGACCGATGGCTTTCTGGCGCTCCACCGGCAAAGTCTCCAAGGGCCAAACCACCAGCATCCGGCGGTCGCTGTCACTGATTGGCCACGGCATGATCTCGTTGCTCAAGAAAACCGCGTTCATATGGTTGGATTCCTCCCAGCCATTGATGAACTTTGACTCCATCCGCACCGTTTTGCCCGTGACCAGATGCTTGATCTTGCCCACCTGGTTGTAGCGCTGATCTCGACTCACGACCTCTTCGAAAACTGCCCACAACTTACGGCTTTGCCAGGCGTTGAAATTGCTTTCCAGCTGCGTCTGCCCAACTGTTGCAGCGTACTGGCCGTAAAGCCTGCCCAAGGTATCGGCGAAAAAAAGACTCTTACCTGAACCCTCCATACTGGAATGCATCAGCACTGCGGTATCCATCTTGGCACCCAGGTGTTGCAGCGGATATGCCAGCCAGCGAGTTAACCAGAGCGCCGCATTTTCATCGTGGTTACACAGGAACGAAATCAGCCACCGTAAGTTGGCACACGCAGCATCGTCCCTGACCGGCTCCAGCGGCAGTCCATCAAAAGTATTGATGTACACCGCGGGATCCTTGGTCATAGTCGGGTCAAACACGATGTGATCTACGTCCACCGTGCGGCGCTCGCTACTGTTCAGCCACAGCGCGTAAGCGTCACCCAAAGCCATCTTTACCGCACCTTCCGCAACACGCCGTTTCTTTTCCCGGTCCCACACGTCCTTGGTCCCGTCGATGTACACATAGCGATCGGTAGGTGGCATGCCCAAGGCTCCACCTTTTTTGCCCGACATGCGTCGCGTCTGCTCTATGTCACGGACATGTTCATCAGAGATCAACCGCTTGCCCGTCTCATCCAACCAGGCTTTGGCCAACGGCTTGCCGACCCGTGCTTCGAACGCTGACTTTTTCATTACCCGCGATTGGTCGCAGTCCCACACATGCGTGGTCCCCTCGACCAAAGCGAAACGACGAAGTAAGAGGTCAAGTGTCATCACCTCCCCCGCCCCCCCGTCAGGCGCAGGAGCCGCCTCGCTGGGCGCGCCGGCGGCATCCAGGAGCGGCCCGCTCGAATCACCGGATGGGGGCGGGGGAAGATCACGTGGGTCAGGCTTCGCTGAATGCTGCATACCCAACAATCGCGCCGCGTCCTTTACCGCTCGCGACTGATCGCCACCATGCTGCAACAAACAGAACACCTCGAACCCATCGTTCTGATGCCCGTTCGCGAGCGGATCAGCGCCATGGTGCGAATAAACCTTACCGTCGTCGCTGACCGTTACACCTGGCATCCCGGTGCTACTGTGCGGATACAGCCACTTACTGCCGCGCTTGATATAGCCGTGCGCCCGCAACAGCTCTTCAACGTCGTGGCTGCGATTAAATTCATCGATAACCGACGGTTTACCTGCGGCAGGCGGTGGACGCTTAATAACTTTCGCCGGAGGCGTCTTCGGCTTGGGTGCCCACGGGCACGCGGCCTCGGCATCGCGCTTGAAGATGTCCCAATTGTTCCAGATCTTCAGCAGCTCAGGCGCAAGCACCGGCAAGCCATCGACAGAGCTTGGTGGTGTGCGCCAGGTGTAGGGTTTGCCAGTGCCAGGGTGAATAGATGGTGGCAGCACGTCTTGCACCAGCCCACCACGCAATTCGAACACGGTGATGCGCTGATACTCGTCGGCCTCGGCACGCGCCTCGGCCTCACCTACTGCATCACCAGCGTCCTTGGCTGCTTTGGCCTTTGCGGTCAGAGTCTTGTGGATCGAACCATCAGGGTCTTTTTCATTGGGCCACGCAAGTGCAACCCGGCTCAACTCAACACCATCAGGAACGCGGAACATAATGCGGAAGCGCGCCGGGTTGCCAACTACAGTCGGAAATACCAGAGCCATCGCATCAAGGTCAATTTCCAGCAGGTCATACAGCACGTGCCGAGCCCACTGAACATCATCAACATCCAGAGAACAGATCCGACTCGGCCCCAATACAACGCCGAGGTTGTGCTGGGGCTTCTTTTCCCAGAACGCGGCAGCCTTCGCCGAGTCCGTGAAGTAGCCACCCGGCTTGTTCCACCCCTTCCCCTTCGGACCCTTTTCACCGGGTTCTATCGGGACTAACGCCAAACCGAATGCATCGATGTAAAACTGAGCCCAATCAGCGGTAGGCAATCGATTGTCGTGATCACTCATCTGCGCCGCTCCCGCAACCCCTGGCAACTGACGCAGGTCGCACAACCCTGGATTGTCTGTTGGCGAAGCAACGGGATAGGTTCGTCGCAATCTTCACAGATTTGCGCGCTGACGGCGCTCGTTGGGCGCGGACGGCGATCCAACGCCACTTGCAGGAAGTACTCGGCCTGGTCGTTGGCAATATCGATAACGTCAGTCATCTTGGCGGGCCTCCATCGCTTCCCTGGCCCCGGCCATGATGCCCAACACCGCGCGAATAACGTCGGCGCCGTGTTTCTCCAAGCATTCAACTTCGCGCGGCTCCCAGACGTTGTCGGCGGCACCTTCGTGCATGCTGGAAACAAACAGGCCGGTCTGGTGCAGCACCTTGCTGACGGCCAGCAAAGCTTCCTTGGTCGGCGCCGCCGCTTCCGGCTTGTACCAGACCATGCCAGCAGGTCGCATTAGGGCGTCCAGCAACAAGGGATTTGCCGTCAGGCGTATCACCTCTTCCAGCTCATCAGGATCAAGCCACCGGCGCTCTTCGTCGTGCTTTAGTTTCTTCTGGAGGGTGTCGTAATCGATGACCATGTCCAGTGCCAGAGCAGTCACACCGCCCCGATAATCATGGCCTGCCCGGTAAAGGGCTTTGCGTAGCGAAAGGACCGGACCTGCGCCCGGCAAAAGATCTGTGCGACTCATAACCGTAAATCCCCTGTTTACGGTGTGGCCGTAGAGCCAAACACGCTTTATTCTACGACCACGACCGATGTGCTGTGCGAATCGTGCTGTGCAGCACGGTTCATCGTTCCAGTCGGCCCAGGGGATTCTTATGGTGAGAGGTCCTGGGCCGACGCGCTATCTAGCGACTTACATGTACGTGTAGCTCGTTACTTCCGGCCTGGTGTTTCTTTGGTGAGAGGTTCAGGTCGGTGTTTCATGTGGCGGTAGGGTATGTGCTGCGTATTGCCACCGCTGGGCTGAGGGACTCTTATGGTGAGAGGCCCCAGCCCGGCATCCTTTCAAGCTTTAGGCTCCACGCCTCCAGCCTCTTTAAATTCGTCGTATAAGCGCTCAATCGCCTTCCCAGTTACATATCGAACATCAGCACCTTTCGCGGCACGATTAATAGTGGGTTGCGTTGTTCCTACGCGCTCCGCAATCACCCGCTGGGATAAACCAGCTTCCAGCAACTCCGCGAGCATTTCTTGGATAGTCATCTCATTCACCGATGCGCTTTCGCATTGGGTGCAACAATACACAAACGTATTGATACATTCAATACAATCGACGATACGTTTATGAATCAAGGGCAAAAAAGTGATTGGTGACCGCATCACTCAACGCATGGCTGAACTGAACCTATCCGAGGGAGAGCTCGGTCGACGCTCGGGCGTTCCTCAGCCAACAATTCATAGGATCGCTACAAACGCCGTGGCCAGCCCTCGCCAAGAGAATGTTGAAAAGATTGCTAGAGCTCTAAAGGTCAGCAGTGAATGGCTATGGAAGGGAGGCAGCCAAAAAGAAGTGAGCCCCACTTTTTCCGATACAAACGTTGAGCCCGGCCCGGCTATCAAAGGATATGTCCCATTGATTTCTTGGGTGCAAGCCGGGGCTTGGTGCGAAATATCAGATGTGCGCACGCTAGATGACGCAGAAATTTGGCTACCATGTGCCGCCTCTCACAGCCACCAGAGCTACGCTTAGAGTTCGCGGCCTTTCCATGTTCAACCAACACGAACGGCGCTCTTTTCGAGATGGCGATATCATCTTTGTTGACCCAGCAAAGGACGCTGAGAACGGATCTCTCGTCATTGCCAAGCTTATAGATAGCCAGGAGGCAACATTCAAACAGCTGGTAATGGAAGGAAGCCGCCAATTCTTAAAGCCCCTAAATCCAGCGTGGCCCGACCCGATAATTGAGCTGGATGACGATGCGATGATCTGTGGGGTTGTCTTCTCGAAACTAGAAATTTTCTAATACATTTCCCAGCACCCAAGCCCGCATTTACGCGGGCTATTTTATAATTACATCAAAAATCAATACGGAACAGTATTGACCTGACCGATACGGATTTGTATCGTATACCTCGTACACCTCTCACCAAAGAGTACGAGACATGCAAACAACACAGCACAGCAACACCCGCTGCCCCGTCTTCCTGCACCCCGCTGCATGCAGTAGCCGCGCAGCAGTAGAAGCCATCCAGCGCCGTACCGGCCTGCTGGTGATTACCACCCTCAAAGGTCGTCCCGAGGCCATCCAGGCTTTCCACACCCCCGCCGCCGATAACAGCCACTCTCTGTTCGGGGGTGACGCAGCATGACGACACTTCTAATCGGCCTTGCTGGGCGGGCTCGCTCGGGCAAAGACACTGCGGCACAACACCTCGTTAACAATCACGGATTCCAGTCCTACGCGTTCGCTGATCCGTTGCGTGACGGCCTGATGCACATCCTAAACTTGAGCCCGTGCGACTTCGAAGGCGAGCAAAAGGAACAAGCGTTGCCATGGTTGGGACGCTCACCCCGAGAGCTGATGCAGTCCCTGGGCACCGAGTGGGGCCGCAACAGCGTGCACCCTGAACTGTGGCTGCTACTGGCCGCGCAGAACCTCGACCTACTGGCACGCATCCACGACAACGCACACGGCTTCGTCGTCAGCGACGTTCGGTTCAATAACGAAGCGGAATTCATCCGTAAGCGCGGCGGTGTGGTCCTTCACATGGATCGCGTGGTGGCTTCACCCGTAAAACTGCACAGCAGCGAAAACGGAATCCATGTTGCTCCTGGCGACTTGCGGCTGACAAACGATGGCTCTTTCGATGAGTTGTTCACGAACGTCAACGACATCTTGGACACGCTGCGCGCTCGTGCAGCAGTCGCCTGAGGACAGCGCCATGAACCGCACCCTGGACGAAACCGCCGCAGTGCTCGGCCTCAAACCCCGGAAGTTCCGCGGGCAACTACGTGAGCTCCACGTGCTGACGCTAAGCGGCGACCTAGCCAGTCACCACCGAGGTGGTGGCAATCTGTTTTCAGACCCGCGCAGTGTCCAGATCGGGACCACCAACCGTTACAAGCATTACGCCGTGGTGATGGTCACCGAGGCCGGCGTGCAATGGCTGGCCAAGAAGCTGGGCATCGCCATCACGCACAAGGACGCCGCCGCATGAAAACCAACTACTTCAACGCTTACACGCAAGCGCTCGGCGCCCTGCGTCTGATTCCAATCTATCTGGACAGCCCGGGCGTGGTCAGCCGCGCCACGCTGATTGGTGCCGCAAGCGAAGCCATTGACCTGCTGGATAGCATGCCTTGCCGCACAGTGGAACTGGCCGAAGTCTTTCGCTGCGTCAACGACGTGATTCAAGAAGGCCAAGTGGCCTATGTCACCCCCACCAACTCGCCCGAGTTTCCCTTCGGCGCTGTGGTCGCTGACGGAAAAGGCCAGATCTGCGCCGCCGCCATGGGCAAGAGCAAAGAAGGCCTCGCCGAATTGATCCGCCTCAAGTTGGTGCCCCGCGCGGAGGGGCTCGGGGAGGACGCGGCGTGAGCAACACCATTGACCAACTGCAAAAGGAATGGGCCACACCATGCCCAACGCTATCAGCCATCCGCGAGCGTTACTTCTCTCACATATCTAGCGATCGCTACCTACTACGCCGCATTAGCGCCGGGCGAATTCAGTTGAAAGTAACCCGCCTAGGCGGGGCAGGAAACAAAGGCACAGCAGTTGTGTACCTGCATGACCTGGCTGATTACCTCGACTCCCAAGCGAAGAAGGAAGCCGCCTGATTCAACGGTAGCCCCTGCCGTTCAGGGGCAAACAACATGATGGGGCGGCCCATCGGGTGGTCCGGCTTAAGGCCATTGGCAACGGAAAGGTTCCAGTCGTGGCTGCGAGCGCATTCAATTTACTCTCCGACAGACGATAACTAGGAGGTCGCATGAACACCCTTTTCCTTCTGATGGCCCAGTACAACGGGCAAGCGGTCATCCCTCTGGATCGCGTTTGTGCCGATTACATGAATCTAACTGTGGAAAAATTCAAGCAAAAACGCCTATCAGGCGAGATAGACATTCCGGTGGTGCGCCTGGGCGCCAATAGCCAGAAGGCAGGGTTGGGCATCCACCTGAAAGACCTTTCCGACTACATCGATCGACAGCGGGAGAAAGCCGCCAAGGAGCAAAACCAGCTAATGGGAAGGGCTACGCACTAGGGGGCGAAAGCCCCTTTTTCACCTTTTACACAACCGAAACCGCATTCGACCTGACCAATCATTTCCAATGGATTTGACCATCAAACTGCGTGGCCGCGACCGGCAAAAAACGGCCAAAAGCGGCCAATCACTTCGCTTTGGCAGCACCCTGCGCAACGTCCACGGCAACTGTCATGTCGATGCCCTTCGGAGTTACGATCACTTCCCGCACAC